TGTGCCTGCTGTTGCTGCTGAATGGTAGCAGTCAGGCGCTTGAGCAGCGCAGCTTCTTCTGGGCTTCCCGAGACAGTCTGTGGTATTTTAATCAGCAAGTTTCGAACCGGTGCTGATTCGTAAATACGCGCCGCCACGCCAACACCACCAGCAGTTCCAAGCGTTGCAATGAACCCTGGCAAGCCTCCGCCAAAGAAGCTGGACAATGCCGCAGCGCTGACTGGGATTGCAGCTTGCACGCCTGTCGGCGGAGCAGCTGCGGCCTCAGATGCGCGTTTAGTGATGTTCAGCACTCTGGTAAGGCCTTCGACTTGTTTCAGGTCATCACCAGTAAAAAACACGCCAATTGAAGTGCCAAGGCGCTTGACTTCATTGGCAAATTTATCTGGAGATATGACCGTTCCTTCGGCTACATCTGCTGTTGCTTTTTCTGCTGCTCGCGCAAGGATTGCAGCTCTTGCACTTTCGCGACCTGATGGTGTAAGGCTTGCATAAAGCTGGCTGACTTCGCTTGGCTTTTTGCTAAATAGCATATTGCCAATGACCTCTGGAGTTGCATCGCCACGTCTAAGCACTGATTTCAATGTGCCCATGTCTAACTCGCCAGCCAGATCGGCTAGGCGCTTGTCTGCTACTTTCCACTTTGTCACATCCCGCCGTTCACCAACTTGAGTAATAAACGATTCCATGTCTTGTTTAAGTGGCTTGTAAATGCTAGACAATGCTTTTTCACCAATGCCGCGAATAGATGCCAGCTCTGGAGCTTTGAAACTTTCTCCAATTTGCTTGCGCAGTGTTTCTACGTTGACTAAGTTTTGTCCTTGCAATGCTGCTTTCCAGTCTGTCAATCGCTCGATGATTGGTGCAACTTCTTGGGTTCTAAGTCCTTGCAGTTTGGTAATCTGATCGTCAATGGCTTGCACTGTGTTGGTCATTGGCACTGTGCCAGTCTGCCCAAGACGCTCAATAACTTCTGTTTTTGATCTAACATATTTTGAAAGATCAGCGCCGCGTTTTGTAGCCAAGTCCTTCATCACATCATCTGCTGCTCTAGCAGCATCATCGGCTCCAAAGTCCCGCAATAAATTGCGCACAGCTTCAATGCGCTCTGTCTGTTGAGCCTGACGCACGCCACCAGTACCTGCGACTGGAATACGCTCGCCAACCGTTTGTAACCACTTTGATGCAAATGTGCGTGGTGGCACTACATCGGTAGTCATTAAGGTAACGCCAGCACGTTCTGCAGCTGCAATGTCGGATGGCAACTGAGCCGCTGTCGGCTGGATTTTTGTAGTCGCCAACTTTGCCCCAGCCATGCCGCCTACAAGGCTTGCTGCAATCTGACCGACTGGGCCAGCTCCCATTTCTTTTGCTGTTTGCCCCGCCAAGCCAGAGACTGCACCGCCCGCAATCTGCGCAACAGGCTTTGCCGCTATTTGAGCGCCTACCGCCTGTGTGATTGGTCTTGCAATGCCTGCGGCCATTTCAACGGCTTTGCCTGCGGCCGCCATGCCGCCAGAGCCAGCTGCGCCAGCTGTTGCAGTTTGAACAATTCGTTCGGCTGCTGTCTTTGGCTCTGAAACTCCAAGGCGTGTCAACAGGTCTTCCATTGCCTGAGTCGGCAGTGTGTACTTGGTGCCAAGCAAACTATTGATTGAGCCAACAATAGGATCGCCAACAGTCATTGCAAGGCCGGCGGCGCCTGCTCCTGCAATTGCTCCTGGAATTGCGCCAACTCCAGCAAAGGGAAGGCCGGCAGCAGCCCCAAGTGTTGCGCCTGCCGCAATGGGTGCTATGCCTCTGGTAATTGCGCCTGTGATGCCTTGCAGGGTTGTTTCTGCTGGCGCTGGTATTGCGGCTGTTTCCAATGCTGCCGCACCACCACCTGAGCGAATTGCCGCAACTTTGGCTTTCAGATCGGCAGAGTCTGCCGCAACATCATCAGGAATATTGTCGATGGTGATGCCATCTTTGGTGGTGATGGAATATGCCATATCAGTAGTCTACCGTCACAGTGCGTTGTCCAGCAGTAGAAGGATTAATAAACCCACGACCACCACCTGCTGTCGACAGTCTACTATTCTCATCAGGCCCAAACACGTTATCAGGGTTGAGCTTGTAGTTCTTGACCACCACGCCGAGTGCTTTCCTGTCTTCGCCTGACTTCTTCTGCGCTGAGTCTAGGTATTGCTTGGCAAGGTTGACGAATTCTTCTCGTTGTTTTGGCTGCAAGAACTGGCCGCTTTCCGCCTTCTTCAAGCTATTTTCAAGTCTTGTGTACAGGCCAGCGGTATCGCGAGCCGTTGCGAATTCAGTCTCACGCACAACCGAGCCCGGGTCAAGCATTTTCATAAAGCCGGTGATTAGCGCAATGTCGCCTGGGCCTGATTTTGCTTTGGAAGATGACTCAATATTTGAATAAGTAGTGCCAAGTTCACCGTAAACCTTGTTTCTAACTTGGAATTCCTTGCGTAGCTTTTCCTCTTGCTCAAATGCTTTGGCCGGGTCGGGGGTGCCGGCTTTGAGTGCTTCCAACTCAAGCACCGATTTTTGAGACTCAAGGCTGAGTTTTCTGGCTTGGGCCAGCGCCGATCCGGTCTGAGCATTTGTCAGACCAAGGTCAGCGGCTTTCTTTTTAAGGTCTGCAAGTGCAACTTGCTCTGCAAACTTAGCATCTACCGCCGCTTTGGCTGCGTTTGCCTTTGCCAGTGCAAGATCAGCGGCTGTCTTGTCTGGAGCGGTGATAGCGGTGGCTTGTTTTGTCTTTGCATCCGCTACGGCTGCGTCTGCCTTTGCAACGGCTTCGATTTGTTCTGCTGGCGCCTTGGCTTGTGCTCTACGCTCTGCGCCCATCTTGATGGCAAATTCAGTTATCTTGTCGCCACCAGGCATTTGCGAGATGGTGAATCCGAAATAGTCTTCGGTAGCTTGTGGGTTCACTTTGGCCACATCGCGCCATGTTTCCAAGAACTTTGCGCCGGCCTCATCGCCAGAGTTGCGTTTTCCTTCAATCTGTTGGTCAAGTAGGCTAATGGCAATCTCTGGCTTGCCTGCTTTGAATGCAGAGAAAACCTGTCCAGATTGCTGCAATGCCGCCTGCTGGCGCTCGCCCGACAACATGCTAAAGCTCTCGCGCACGGCCTTGGCTTGCGCCTCTGGCAGCATCATTGAGAGGTTGGCATAGTCAGCGGCGGTTGCGTCTGGCTGACGCAACTTGTTGAAACCAGCTTGGATTATCTTCTGATTGGCTTGCTGCTGCTGCTGCTGCTCTTGTTTTAATCTAGCGTCTTGGACGCTTGCGCCGGTTTGGAATGCGCCCAAGAATGCTTGTGTTGGGTCAACGATTTGAACGTTGTAGTCAATTGGTGCTGGCATCAGAATTTCCCTCCCAGGCCAGTAAACAAACCAAGGCCGCCAGAAATTGCCGATGGGATTGCGCTGAATGCCTTGCCCTGGGCAATTTCAGCGCCAGCTTGTGCCGCACCTTGCTGTCCTAAAAGATTTGACACATTGGCCCCTGTTTGCATCCCGGCAGCCCCAACACCAGCCGCTGATGCCTGGCCAAGGCTTGTCATACCGCCAAGCCGACCGTACTGCTGGTCGATGAGACTAGATAGAAGTTGAGGGCGAAACTGGCCAAGAGCAGCCTGAATGTTGCCGCCGCGCAGCCCGCCAGTAGCCGATGCTTGCTGCAGTAGTGCGTTTTCGCCTTGCGCGGCAAGGGCTTTGTATGTCTCGCCACCACTGATGCGCTCAATGGCTGCGCGCTCGGCCTCTGGGCCTTTGAGGCCAAGGAGTGTTTGCTGTGCTGCAAGTGCTTCTGGGCCTGCCTCTGTGTAATCCTTAAGCAGTTTTTGAACCGTATCGAATTGCCTACGCTGCTCTTCAATTCCGGCCTGTGCGGCTGCACCTTGAATTCCTGCCGCGCTTGATGCTGCATCGGCCTGCATCATTCCCGAAATAAGCGTTGAGCCGCCAACGGCAATGCCGGCCAGTGCTGCTCCTGATAGTCCAAATGTCATTTTGATCTCTCCAAGTGCGCCGTCTGTGAGGCCTCAAGAACTGGTGCTGGCGCCGGAATGGTGAACAAGTCCCACAGCGCCTGCGGTTCATGTTCGTTGGTTGGGTTGGCGTGGAATGTGGTCACCTCAACATCGGTCAAGGTAATGCCGGCACGCTTTGCACCGATCTTAGAAACGCTCATATCACCTGACGCAAGGATGCGGGGGCCACTGTCTGTGCTGACAATCAACTGGCCTTTGCGCACCAAGAAAAACGATTCTTCCCGGTGAATTGCGCCAGTCAGGACGGTTCCGGCTGGGATATGCATTGTGCGAGCGTACAGGCCGGCGCAGAAAGCGTGCTCAACGGGCATGTTCACCTGGGGCAACTTTAGAAGCTCGGCCTCCAGGCGATAGATTGGCTCGATACCAGTTTTGACTTTCTGAACCAGCGCATGACTCATCGGGCATTCCTGTGCAGGGTGAGCCGCTGGCAACCCGATAGACTCAGCGACTTGATTTTCACACATTTTGACAACCCGTCAATCTTCCATCTCAAATTCACGCTCTTCCCAGGCCTGGCAGACGCGCAGATCGTGGCAGATGAACTCGAACTTGTTGCAGTAGCCTCGGAAGCCGGCTTCGGTGTCCCAATCGTTGCGCGGGATGCGCTCCATTTTAGCCTGCGTCATGGTGCTGTTGTCGTAGTAAGAGCAGTTCGAGCACCGGCGGCGTCGGGCCTCCTTTTCATCCACCTGCATGGCCTTGCCAACAGCAACCCAATAGACCTTGTTGGCCGCCGGCTCGTTGCTTGGGTTCTCAGGCCCGAGCATCCAGTCCTCGATGACGGTCTCGGTGTTCTTCTTGTTCTCCGCCGTGGTGATGAATTCCTCGCCCATCGGCAGGCCGGAGAAGCCCTGGGGGATGACCATAAATTCTTTCATGCTGTGTGGCTCCTTTAGGTGATTTCGCGGCCTGATGCGCGGATGGTCAGCGATGTGGCTGCGCTGGCAATGGTAGAAATGAGGCCACCGGACTCCAGCGCCTGGCCGACCAACTCCGGGAACGTGTAGGTTTCGTCTGGCGCAATGCTGCGAGTGTCCACGATCAGGTTGGCCGCTCCTGCGCTGCCGCCGCTGGTCACCAAGTTGACGCTGATCGTCACATTGCCGCCGCTGGTGTTGGTGGCAGTGAATTTGTCAATGATCGCCTTGCAGTTGACGGCGGTGTACTGCGTGGTTTGGCTGTTCTCTGCCTGCTTTGCCGGGATTAGGACTTTGACGGTTACGGTCATGATGGCTTTTATTGCTCGGTTTGAGTGACGGCAAGGATGACGGCTGGCGCTGCTGGGGCAAAGGCGGTAGCTGCAACGGTCGAAATACTGACGTTGGTATTGTCGGCTGCGTACATCACTTCAATAAAATCACCAGCAAGAAGTGATGCAACTTCATTAAGTGTCACGACCAGATAACCACCATTCAAAGTAATTGAAGCAACGCGGGCCGAGTTTGTAAAGTTAGTAGTTCCATTTTTGCGCAACCAAACCCATATTGACTTTTGAGCGGCATTATTGGAGGTTATTTGCACAGAACAAGCTATATTGTACAGGCCGGCTTGAGCAATAATAATTTGTGAAGTTGTTCCTCCAATACTGACGCCGTTGGCGATCTCTGTATTGGTGAACAGCAGCGGGTAAGCTGTGTTGATTACGGCAGGGCTTTGGCTGTCGAGCTTGGTGAACTCTCCGTAATAAATCTGCTGCTCAATAGTGGGCCGGACAAAGATGACGCCATCAGCTGCTCCGACTTGCAGAACGGCTGCGATAGGAACCACGTTGTTGGGCGCTGTTGGCTTGACGTTGGTCAGCCCGCCCGCCACAGTTGGCGAGGCGTACAAAATGTCTCCCAACGTAAACGCACTGGTGTCTACGTCGCGCACAAAACCCCAGACGGTGCAGTAACCTTTTTCGCCAGTGTCCGGCAGGTCGTGCGTCATCACGCCAACAACGTACAGCGTGTTTGTTGCGCCGTTGGCTAGGTATGGAGCAATGGACAGCGCGCTATCTGGCACGGCCCCTGTAAAGCCCACCACGGTGCCGTTTGGAATGGTGGTGCCGGTGAAGTTGGCCACCCTGGCGTAGGTCTCTAGTCCGATCTGCTGGACAACGCCGTATTCCATGCCGAGGTCAGCGGTTTGATCTACATCATTCCAAGCCAGCCGCGCCATGCGGGAAGCGTGCGGCGCGGATTGATCGAGGTCGATGTAATCGGTGACAACAGAGTTGTTGTTCTCGATGACTGGCGCGGCGGCCAGCAGATCAACCGCATTGGCAATGCGCGTGAGTTGCGCCAGTGCGTCATTCGCTGTGGCCTGCGCATTGCCGGCGGCGATGTTGACCTCCAGCACCCCATCAGGCCCGATGGCGTCAACGGCTGCAAACAGCAGTTCGAACTGTCTGATCTGCTGCTGGTCGGTCAAGAACTGCGCGAGCTGGTCTCGCGTCAGATTGAGTTTCCGGGAGTTCGGTGCGGTGGTTGCCATGCTTAGAACGCCAACGCCTCTAGCTGGGCCTCAAGCCTGGCGAATGACACGTGGGCGCTACTGTCGCCCCGGAACCGCTGAATACGCCAGTTGCGCATGTGGCCCTGTTGGAACCATGCCAGGCGCTTCTTGGTGTCGCCTGCGGTGCCGACTGAAATGAACCTGTCTTGGCTCCACGATCTGCCGTCTAACGAATAGCTGGTGCTGATCTGCGGGTTGCCGAGTGCCGATGAATTCGGGACAGCTAGTTCGAGCAGGATGTATTGGCCGCTTTCCTGCAGCAAAAAGAACCCGTCTTCCTTCAGTAGGCCATCAACAATTTGAGCGGCTAGGGCAACGCTTCCAGTCAATGCCACCAGTTCTAGCTTGTTGAAGATGGCGCCATTGCTCTCGTTGTAGACAATGAGCGTGCCGAATTCCCAGCGCACCTGCTGGCCCCAGTGGTGGCCGGTGCTTTGCACCAAATAGCCGATGGCGCTGGACTGCGGATCGCCGACTAGCCACTTGTTGTAGCACCAGACTATATTCCTAGCCCGGTACTGCGCGATGCCGGTGGTGGTGCTGGCCAGAACAAACCAGACCTGCTCCTGCAGTTCTCGCGAGGCGGATGCATCGTAGACCAGCGTCTGGTCTGGCAAGTGAACGTACAGGTGTTCGTGCGCCTTGTCGTTTCTGGACTCCAGCTTTACCGTGCTCAATTGATCTTCGGTGTACTGCTGAAGAATGTTGTCGATCTCTTGAGTGCTGACCTTTGTCGTTGTTGCCGAGACGCCGAGATAGATGCCAGGCGCTTCGTTCCGCCCGCCGCCAAGGAAGGCCATCGCATCAACAAAAACGCAGCAGGCTTGGGTTCCGATGCACCCCTTTTGAATCTGAGCGCCCTCGATCCTTGCGAACGGAAAAAGATCGCCGCCTTCGTTGTTGAAGACCTCGACGGTGTGCCGATTGAGTGCGTAGACTTCGTTGCGAAGTTTGAGCAGCGCCAATATCGGGTCGGGGTCCGCCTCGCTTGACCCGTACTTCAGCGGGTTGACGGCGAATGGATCGTTCAACTCTGTGACGATCAGGTACTGACCGTCCGTGGTCATGAAGTAGCCATCGACCCAGCAGAAGTCGATCACGAAGCCAAGGTCTGGGTCTGTGACTTGCAGCAACCCTGCGGTGCTGTTCCAGTAGTACAGGCGGCCACCGGATGCGACGGCCAGGCTGGTGAAGCTGTAGTCAAACGTCACCAAGTTGGTGGTTGGCCCGCCAACATCGCCCAGGACGGTTACAGCGCCGCTGCTTGAGACTGAGACCAGCTTGGTGCCCATGACCCGGTAGCAGACGTTGTTCCACTCAATGCCGCCACGGTCGATGCCTGGGCCTGTCCCATTGGCGACAATGCCATCGCCTGGGCGCAAGAAGCCGTTGCTGATGCCGCTGACCTTTGGCACGGGCACCAGATTGACGGGGTAGCTGGTGCGAATCTCCGGCGTGCCGTCAGTATATATGCCATTCAATATTTGAATTTGGGTCATTGTTTTTTCTTGCAATTGTCAAAGTGCCAGCGCTTCATTGCATTACCGCCAGTTTTTTGACAATGTGGACAAATCAAAATTGATTGTGATTTTCCCAGCATTGCAATGCTAACCTTCAGTCGCTCTGCTTCAGTTCTTTTTTGGCCTGTTCTACTTTTGTTTCCAATATGAGCGGCACTCATTTTTTGTTTTGTTACGTCTGAATGTTTATGCCCTAATGCGTTTTTCATTCCCATCTTAGATGCAGACATTCTTGCTTTTACTTCGTCTGTATGTCGATAGCCAGTCAACGAAATTGAAAGTTTTTTACGTGTTTCTTCAGAAATAACTTTACCGCGATGCGCTGCTCCAACTTTGCGCCGCCATTCTGGTGTCTTAACCCATCCTGATGTTCCATCACCGCCATCTGTCATGTTGCATAAACGAACTCCAACTATACGCAGTTGAGAGATTCGTTCTTGCTCAACAAGAAAAGCTAATTCTTCGTCAATATCTCTGGCGACCATTCGGACGCAGAACCCGCCAGCTTTCTTTTCTGTCCTTTGCCAAAACTCATTTCTGTGATGATGACTTCTGACAGAATATCTGTTTCCAGTGCCTTTCCCAACATAAAAAATCGCGCCAGTGTCCGAGCGAATGTGCTCATACACATAGAAGCGGTTTTCTGTCTGTTGTTGCATGGCTTACGTCCACTTAACGCGGTCACTCCAATACGCTGCGCTCATCTTGCCCTTGGAGATGTTCTCGGCGTGCCTGGCCTTGAATGACTCTCGGCGAGCCTGGGATGCTTTCGACTCGCCCTCCGTCTTCGGAGACCCGGAGACGCCTTGCTGACCGAATCGAATTGTCTTCACCTGATCGCCGGCCTTGGCTACTACAACGTGGCTTTTGGTCGGATGCGATGGCGTGCGCTTGGGCTTGTTGTAGCCCTCGACGCCAGCGCGATCCAGTCTTGAGTCTTTGGCGCCCATGATGCCCTAGTCAAGCAAGATATACGCGCCATCCTCTTGCAGCAGGAAAAAACCATCCTCCTGCAGCAGCGCACCGGCAACCGGCCCGCCTCCGATATTCCAGAAGCGAATACGGAAGCGTAGCCGGGTCAGCGGGTACATCTCAGAACCCCTCGCCTGGCATGACGTGCAAGGACGTGCCGGCGGCGGAGATGTACGCCATTAGGCTGTAATCGCCGGGCTTGGTGATAGTTACCTGTGCGCCTCCCGGCACCGGGTAATCTGCCGTGGTCGCAACCACCGGGGCGGTTTCGCCGAACCGGATGTAGCAGACATTGGCGCCGAGGTTGGTCAGGCAAACGGTCTGCGTAGCACCGGTGACCGTTGCTGTGGCCGATGCCGCTCCTGGGGACACGATGACGCCACGGTTGTAGCCTGGCGAGAATGGGGCTGAGTTGTAAGGCATTGGGTTCGCTCCTGAAAATTAGCCGATGCGATACCAAGAGTTGGTCGCTTGGTAAAAACGCATGGTGAAGAACGCATTGGCGGCCAAGGTGGTCGGCGCTCCAAATGCCGCGGCAGCGCCGTTGAGCGCCAGCGTGAATGCCGTGATGATCTGCGTGGTGGTCACCAGCAACTGCGTCCCGTCTGGCGTGCCGGTATTGAGCGGGAGCGTGATCGTGCCGGTGGCCAGCGTGCCGGCTGGCTGCAGCAACATCCACTGCTGTTCGCTGACTGGCGTTGGAACGGTGACGTTGAACCCGGCGCCTGGGGTGTAGAGGTTGGTGGAGACGGTAGGCGCTGCAAAGACGGTCTGAAAGTACGCCAGCAGTTGACTGACAGAGACCTTGCGAGCATCGCCGTTGTTCGGAACGTAGATCGGCAGAAGATCGCCGCCGGATATCTGACTGAGGCCTGCTAGTTGATTGATCGTCGGCATGTGTGGCCTCTTTCAGGTGTATTCGAGCGGGCCATCCTGGCCGGCCAGGGTTGGGTAGACAGGCTGCGCCAGGAATGGATTGTCGTAGACCCTCCAAGGCTTGTTGCCTGCGCCGGATGGCATCGTTCCTGGCATCTGTTGCTCGATTGGCATGGCGGCCCTGGACAGGAGGGTATTGTACGTCTCCTTGGCCGTCATCTTGGTGTCGGGCATGACCTGCTTGCCGTAGCTCGGGGCCAGCTTGACGCCGAGATTGGTGTAGATCGCTTCGTTGGACGAGTCCGGGACGTTGGTCTGCTCGTCCAAGTCGCTGTCCTGTGGGTTCGAGGGGAGCGGGTAGCCCAAGCGGATGCCAAGCGCATTCCACGATGCAATCATGGTATCGAGTCGGCGCAGAGCGCTGTCGAGTTGCTCCGGCGTGAGGTCAAAGACGTAGGACGCCAGCCCGATTTCTTCGAAGGCCTGCGTTACGAACTGGCGCTTGGTCCATCCCATTGCTCAGACTCCTGTGATTCGGTGCTGGATCAATTGTCCCAGCTTTCTGTCCGGCGTGCGACCGTCGAAGCGAATGTCTAGCTCTCGCGCCTTGAGCTCAAGCTCTTGCCGCGTCGGTGGTGCGTCATCCTTCGGGGCTGGTGCCGCCGCCTTGGCCAGCTCGCGCCAGTCTAGCGGCTTTGACGGCTTGTGCTTCTTGACCGGCTTGCGCAGCCACTTGGACTTGATCTTAACCGGGCCGCTGGC